AGCTCCTCAAGAAGCGACAGGAAGAGAAGATCGACAATGTCGCCGCAATGATGGACGCTTACGTTGCATTCAAAGCGAACTCGGAGGCGTTCGAGTGATTCATGACGACAAGCCGGACCTCGACGCCTATGTCCTCGAACATTACGGCGTCAAGGGCATGAAGTGGGGTCGCCGTAAGGACCGCAGCGAGTCATCCGGCAGAGGCAAGAAGGTCGCTCTCGGTGCTGCTGCCGTCGGAGCTACTGCCGGAGCCGCGTTCGTGGCGTACAAGCTGAGTCAGGGTGGGGGCGTAAAGATGTCTTCGCTCGCCAAGCCTGCTGCCAGTGCAGCCTCGATGTCCAAGGTGTACCAGAACGCTGGAATGTCGGCAAAGCAGATCGCGGAGGCTCAGAGACTGGCCGCTGCATGGTCCTAACGAGAAAGGAGGTGAGGCGATGGCCAGATTCAGCACCCGGTTGAAGCACGCATGGAATGCTTTCACTGGCGTGGAAGAGCGACGGAAGCAACCGTCCACTGAGTACTACGGCACGTCCAGCTACGGCCGACGACCCGATCGTCCGGTTCTGTTTGTGTCGAACGAGCGATCGATCATCTCCTCGATCTACACACGCCTCGGCATCGATGTCTCATCCGTCAAGATCAAGCACGTTCGAGTGGACGACGAAGAGCGATATTTGTCGGATGTCGACAGTGGTCTGAACAATTGCCTCACCGTCGAGGCGAATGTCGATCAGGCTGCACGCATGTTCCGGCAGGACATCGCCATGACGCTCTTCGAGCAGGGCACCTGCGCCATCGTCCCGATCGACACGACGCTGAACCCGGATTCGGGCAGCTTCGACATCAAGACATTGCGAATCGGTCGCATTGTCGAGTGGTTCCCGCATCACGTGCGAGTGAATGTCTACAACGAGCGGACCGGGAAGCGTGAGGATCTCACGGTTACCAAGCAGACCACCGCCATCGTCGAGAATCCGCTCTACTCGGTGATGAACGAGATGAACTCCACTCTTCAGCGCCTCGTTCGCAAGCTCAATCTGCTCGATCAGACCGACGAGCAGAATGCTTCGGGCAAACTCGATCTCATCATCCAGCTTCCGTACGTGATCAAGTCCGAGGCGCGCCGGCAACAGGCGGAACAGCGCCGGCAAGAGGTCGAGTTCCAGCTTCGAGGAAGTCAGTACGGAATCGCCTACACGGATGGTTCCGAGAAGATCACTCAGCTCAACCGTCCCGTCGAAAGCAACCTTCTGACCCAAGTTGAGAGCCTGACTCAGCTGCTCTATGTGCAGCTTGGTCTCACTCCCGAGGTCATGAACGGTACGGCGGACGAGAAGACCATGCTGAACTACTGGGATCGTACCATCGAGCCCGTTCTCGATGCCATCACCGAGGCGATGCATCGTACCTTCCTCACCAAGACCGCTCGCACGCAGGGACAGCGGATCATGTACTTCCGCGATTACTTCAAGCTCGTTCCGATCAGTGGAGAGGGCGGCATGGCGGACATCGCGGACAAGTTCACCCGCAACGAGATCCTCAGCTCCAACGAGGTCCGACAGATCGTCGGCTTCAAGCCGTCGTCGGAGCCGAAGGCGGATCAGCTCATCAACAGCAACATGCCTACCGGCGATACGGGTGTTCCTCCCGCGGGCGAAGAGGAAGTTCCCGACGTCGCCAACATGAGTACCGAGGAGATCTTCGACAGTCTGGAGGTGCCCGGTGAAGCTGCCTAACGGCGAAGTGCTCATGCACGCCGCGGCTCCCTACGATCCGAAGAAGGCTCACGAGTACTACCTCCGGACGAGGAAGCTGAAGGGTCGGAAGAAGGGCGCGCAGCAACCACCGAAGCTGAGTGGACTCGGCGCCCGATCGGCGTTGGCCAAGCCGAAGAAGACCCAAGTCGAGCAGCTGTCTCCGAAGCAGAAGGCAGAGCTCAAGGCCTACGCTCAGCAGAAGGTTCAGGAAGCTCAGAAGAAGTTGAACGAGCTGAACAAGAAGCTGAAGGAGAAGATGGCGGAGGCCAAGAAGGCGGAGCGGGATTCGAAGAAGCCGAAGACCGCCGGAGAGAAGGCGAAGGACGCTCGGGAAGCCAAGAAGTATCGCCAGAGTCATAAGACCGAGCTAAAGACCAAGGCCAAGGCTGATCGAGCCAAGTCTGGCGGATCCTCGGACAAGGGCGGTGCATCTTCCAACAGTGTCGAAGGGCTGAAGAAGCAAGTTGCGGCGGCTGAGGCCAACCTCAACAAGGCCAAGGCTAAGCTGAAGGCCCTGGCGTAAGCCACGAAGCAAAGACCACGAAAGGACTGTCAAAATGGCAGTGAAGACGAAGGCCGACTTCAGTGGCTACGTCACGAAGTTCGGCATCAAGTGCTCCGACGGTCGCACGATCACGCCGGATGCCTTCAAGCACCAGCACGGGATCCAGGTCCCGATGGTGTGGCAGCATCAGCACGACGCTCCCGACAACGTGCTCGGTCACTTCGAGCTCGAGCACCGGGACGACGGCGTTTACGGCTACGGTTTCTTCAACGAGACCGACAAGGCCGCAACCGCACGCGAGCTCATCTCGCACGAGGACATCAAGTCGCTCTCCATCTACGCCAACAACCTGCTCGAGAAGGCCTCGAGCGTCATGCACGGCGTCATCCGCGAGGTGTCCCTAGTTCTCGCCGGCGCCAACCCCGGCGCCTTCATCGACAACGTCACACTTCAGCACGGCGACGAGCGGGTCGTCCTCGACGACGAGGCGATCATCTACACCGGTCTCGATCTCGAGCACGAGGACAAGACCGACAAGCCCGACGACGCCGGCGACGGTGGCGACGAGCCGACGGTGCAGGACGTCTACGACTCCATGACGGACGAGCAGAAGGAAGTCGTCCACTACATGGTCGGTGCCGCTCTCGAGGGCGCCAAGTCGGACGACAGCGCGGCGCAGTCGGCCACGCCCCCCAAGAAGGACGCCAACGACAACGATGACGACAAGGAGATCCGTCACATGAGCCGCAACGCTTTCGAGGCGGAGCGCGAGAAGACCACCGACGAGAAGCCGAAGCGGCAAGTCCTCACCCACGACGCCATCAAGGGCATCGTGCAGGACGCAACCCGCCGTGGCTCCCTCAAGGAGGCCGTCGAGCACTACGCCCTGCAGCACGGCATCGAGGACATCGACACGCTGTTCCCCGACGCCAAGAACATCGACAGCACGCCGCAGTTCGACTCGCGGCGCATGGAGTGGGTCCGCTCGGTTCTCAGCGGGACGCGGCACAGCCCGTTCACCCGCATCAAGAACATCGTCGCGGACATCACTCACGAGCAGGCGCGCGCCCGCGGCTACATCAAGGGCACCCTGAAGAAGGAGGAGTTCTTCGGGCTGACCTCGCGAGTCACCACGCCGGCGACCGTCTACAAGAAGCAGAAGCTGGACCGTGACGACATCATCGACATCACGGACTTCGACGTCGTCTCCTGGCTGAAGGCCGAGATGCGCCTGCTGCTCGAGGAGGAGCTCGCTCGCGCGATCCTGGTCGGTGACGGCCGGGCGGTCGACGACGAGGACAAGATCAAGGACCCCGCCGGCGCCAACGAGGGTGCGGGTATCCGCGCCATCGCCAACGACCACGAGCTGTACGCGGCGACGGTCACGCTCCCCGGCGACTTCACGGACGACGCCGGCCGCGTCGCCTTCGTCGAGGCGGTCATGCAGAACATGCGGTTCTACAAGGGCTCCGGCTCGCCGACGTTCTACACCACGCTCGGCGTCGTCAACTCGCTCGTCCTCACGAAGGACGGCATGGGCCGGCGTCTGTGGCGCACCAAGTCGGATCTCGCGACCGAGATGGGCGTCGCCAACATCGTCGAGGTCGAGATCATGGAGGACGACGCGTACGACGATCTCGTCGGCGTCATCGTCAACCTGTCGGACTACACGGTCGGCACGGACCGGGGCGGCGACGTCTCGATGTTCGACGACTTCGACATCGACTACAACCAGTACAAGTACCTGATCGAGACGCGTCTCTCCGGCGCCCTCACGAAGATCCGTTCGGCCCTTGTGGTCCGCCGTGCCGCCGCTGGCGCGACGCTCCGTGTCCCGGTCGAGCCGGACTTCGACGAGACGTCGGGTGACATCACGATCCCGACCGCCACCGGCATGACGTTTACGCGGACCGACACCGGCGCCACCGTGGCGCAGGGCTCGACGGTCAACGTGCCGGACGGCGAGTCGCTCGAGATCCAGGCCAGCCCGACGGCCGGGAACTACTTCGAGACGGACCAGCAGGACAGCTGGACCTTCACGAACCCGGCGTAGTTCGCCTGACCTGTGGCGAGGTATTTCGGCAAGGTAGGGTTCGGTTCCCAGGTCGAAACTGCGCCTGGAGTATGGACCGAAGAGATAACTGAGCTCTCGTATTACGGGGACGTGGTTCGTGATGCTCGCCGTCTCAGTGAAGCTGAGAAGGTGAACAAGGATCTCAGTACCTCGAACTCGATCAGCATCATTTCGGATGCGCATGCCAACGAGAACTACTTCGCCATTCGCTTCGTTGAGTGGGGCGGGGTTGTCTGGACCGTGACAGAAGTCGAGGTTCAGTTTCCCCGCCTCATCCTGCGTTTGGGGGAGGTGTACAATGGCCCGCGCGCAGCTCCAGACTCTCCTTGAGTCGATCTGTCCGCACGTTTACTTCCAGCCACCGTCGAACATCATCATGCAGTATCCCTGCATTGTGTATCGACGTACTTCGGAGGAAGTGAAGTGGGCGGACAACGGTCGGTTCAACGAGTACCTGCGGTACGAAGTGACGATCATCGATCGGGACCCTGACTCACCCATCCCGGGGTTGCTGAAGCAAACGCCGCTCGTCAGTTTCGACCGGCACTTCGCTTCGGATGACCTCAACCACGACGTGTACAACTTGTACTGGAAAGGAAACTGACACATGGCACCTCTGACCTGGGATCAGGTCGGCGAGAAGACCTACGAGACCGGTGTCGACCGCGGCGTCCTCTACACCCCCGACGAGACGGGCGTGTACACGGACGGCGTGGCCTGGAACGGCCTCACCACGGTCACCGAGTCGCCTTCGGGCGCGGAGGCCTCGCCGCAGTACGCGGACAACATCAAGTACCTCAACCTCATCGGCGCCGAGACGTTCGGTCTGACCATCGAGGCGTTCACCTACCCCGACGAGTTCGCGGTGATGGACGGTTCGGTGCAGCCGGAGGCCGGCGTGATCATCGGGCAGCAGGGGCGAGGGGTCTTCGGGCTGAGCTACCGTACCAAGGTCGGCAACGACCTCCTGGGCGCGGACGCCGGCTACAAGCTCCACCTCGTCTACGGTTGCCAGGCGTCTCCGTCGGAGCGCGCCTACGGCACCATCAACGATTCCCCCGAGGCCATCGCGTTCTCGTGGGAGATCGCCACCAGCCCGGTGCCGGTCACCGGGTACGCGCCGACGGCTCTCGTGGTCGTCGACTCGACGGTGGTCAGCGCTGGCGGTCTGACCGCGCTCGAGGACGCGCTGTACGGCGGCGGGACCGAGACGGTCGCCCGTCTTCCCATGCCGGACGAGGTCCTCACCCTCATCACGCCGTAGTACCCCTGACAGGAAGGCCGGAGAATGCTCACAATCACAGTTCCAGGAGACGAAGTTTACGACGAGTCGACCAGTATGCTCGGCACCGTCAACGACGTACATCTGGAGCTGGAGCATTCTCTGGTCTCACTGTCAAAATGGGAGCAGATGTACGAGAAGTCGTTCCTTGGCACAACCGAGAAGACTGACGAAGAAGTGCTCGGTTACGTTCAGTGCATGATCACCACGCCTGACTACCCGATCGATGTGTTGTACAAGCTCACCGGGGAGAACCTGGAGGAGATCAACAACTACATCAACGCCAAGATGTCAGCGACCACTTTCGTTGATGCTCCTGGCGCTCCACCTACTCGAGAGGTGATCACCGCAGAGCTCGTATACTACTGGATGACAATCTTCAACATCCCGTTCGAGTGCGAGCACTGGCATCTCAATCGTCTCTTCACGCTCATTCGGGTCTGCAACATCAAGCAGTCCAAGCCGAAGAAGCAACCCAGAGCAACAGCTGCGCAGCAGAGAGCTGAGCTCAATGCTCGGCGTCGGGAACAATACGGAACCAGAGGGTAGGAGGTGAACTTTGGCAACACTCGTGTGGGATCAGGTCGGCGAACGTACGTACGAAGTCGGCGTAGACCGCGGCGTCCTATATTTGGAGGACGGTCGTGGGGTAGTTTGGAACGGCCTTCGCGCGATCGAGGAATCCTACGATCGAGAGGCCAGCTCCTACTACATCGATGGAGTGAAGTATCTCCAGCGCATGACCCCCGGAGATTTCTCGGCTCGACTGCGCGCGTTCACCTACCCGGCAGAGTTTGACTCCGTGGTCGGAGCCGAACCGATCGGTGACGGCATGACCTATTACGGTCAGCCGCCGAAGAAGTTCCATCTGTCGTACCGAACGCTGCTCGGCAACGACATCGAGGGAACTAATCGAGGCTACAAGCTTCATATTCTCTACAACCTCATGGCTGTAGCGGATACCAAGATGTACAACACACTGGAAGAGACCCTTACTCCAGTGGAGTTCGGCTTCCAGCTCACGGGTACGCCGGTGTCTATCGAGGGGTACCGGCCGACGGTTCATATTTCCATCGATTCGACCAAGACGAACCCGGATGTCCTTGCCACTATCGAGGAGATCCTCTATGGGTCTGCGTTTACTAACGCACGGCTGCCTTCTCTGGCCGAAGTTACGGATCTGATGGAGATGTACGGGTCGCTCGTCATTGTTGACAATGGCGACGGCACCTGGACGGCTATCGACTTGGCCGATCAGTACATCACCATGGATAGCCCGACTCAGTTCACGATCAACAACGTGAACGCAACATATTCCGATCCGGACACCTATCAGGTGTCCACAACTACACCCTGAGGAGGTGACGTATGGCTACAATCACAGGCTTGACCGCCGAGCGAATGCTGGAGATCGAAGCCGCCTCAGTGGTGGACGGTGACGTCGTCGGAAACGACCTGATCCTGGCCAAGCACGACGGAACGATCATCAACGCCGGCAACGTTCGTGGACCGGCCGGTCCTACGGGGCCGATGGGTTCGGCACTGTCAGTCATGTCCGCTGTTCCGGTTCGTGATGTCGGCATCATCAACCAGATTCGCGCTGGCCGGCAGCTCACCCCGTCGGATTTCACCAACATGGGGCTTTCTGCTCCGGCTGGCTTGTGGAATCTGTCGAATTTCAACGATTCGTCGGGTAACGCTCGTCATCTCACGAACAAGTCGGTTCCGTCTCCCGTTACGTTCGCCTCGGGCATCAACGGGCTGGCAAACACGGCGGCTCAGTTCCGTGGGCCGGATGGAACACCGGCGAATACCCCGGTGCTCTATATCCCCGACACGGGCGCAGCGGATTCGCTGCGTATTCGGCACGGCACCGTCGGTGTCTGGATGCGCACCGATCGTCGAGGCATAATCCAAAATCTCGTTGCGAAGGCGAATTCGGCTGCTCAGCAAGCCACGTTCCTCTTCCGGATCACTTCCACGAACCTGATGGAAGTTCTGTGCGGTATTACCGCATTGTCGTTTGCGGGAGTGAACGGCACGGACTTCGTGAACATCGTGGGATCTACCGATGTGTGCGATGGTCGTTGGCATTTCATTTCGTTTACCGCCGACGGTACATATATTCGCATCTACGTCGACGGAATCCTGGACGCAACCAGGTATTTCTCGTACCCCATGTTCGGGGGAACGGCGCCCTTCAACATCGGTTCGTACGGCGGCGACGCCACAACTACGCCGGTGGGTTCGCATTACGGCAGAGTCGACGAAGTGTTCGTCACTCAGGACGCCCTCAACCCCGATCAACTGCGCAATCTCTATTGCGCAAGCATTCCTCATGCGCTTGGGGTAACGCCAAGCGTTATTCGTCTCGGCGTTCGCCGTGGTCGTCGTGGTGGAGCTTTGGATCCGTCTGATTTCCCGGCTCAGCCTGCGCGTCTGTACAACTTCACCAACGGCGCGCTGACGGATCAGGGCTCGAACAACACCACACTGGGCAATGCGGGAGTGGCACCTACTCTCAGTCCTGGATTGGACGGAAGTAAGGAGAACGGATACACGGTCGGTCCGGCAGGACTCCAGCATTTCTCGTCGTCTGATGCCGGCCTTCCGTCGGGTCTTTCCCCGCGTTCGTATGGCGCGTTCTTCAAGTCAACGTTCACTCAGGCGGCTGGTAGTGGCATCATGGGCTACGGTGCTGTAGGTTCAGGAGATGCTCGGCCCTACATCAACAGCACGGGATACATCATTTCTGCAAGCAATTCGGATCTCATCACGGGACCGTTCGTCGCCGACGGTACGCTGCATCATATCGTTGTCGTCGAAGACAACGGAGCAGTCGATTCAAAGCGCAAGCTTTATATCGACGGAAATCTGGTCGGCACGTCAAACGTCTTGAACCCGACCACATTGGGCGGAGCGGGTCGTTTCCGTATTGGCTCAATCGCCGATGGTACGGCCGGTTTCTTCGGACAGATCGACGCCGCATTCGTCTATGCCGGAGCTCTTACTTCCGACGAAGTTCGTGCCCTGTACCAGAAGGGCTCAATGCTGCTTCGGCCGAGCCCCAAGTCGGATGCCGACCATATCGAGGCGATCGAGGCCGGGCGGATGCTCGCTCTCTTCGAATCAGTCGACGGCTGTGACCAGATCGATATGGCGGTGATGTCATGAGGCGCCGACGCAGTCCTGAAATAATCGGCGGTCGTGTGAATTCCGATGCGACCATCGCTGCGGGCGAGAACTTCGCGGTGCAGTCGGTAGGTACTGCGGCTTACAAGATCACTTGCCCGCCGGGGTTCAAGGTTCTCTCCGCTGTGGCAAATCCGTGGGTTGCGGCGTCTGCGTTCGTGGCGTGCACGGATTTCGTCGACAACTCCTTCTATGTCAGAACATATGTGTGGAATACGGCGGCCACACCGGGCGTTTGCCCCTTCAATTTCATCGCGCAGGGAATCCAGCAATAATCGATCAACAGAGGAGGGCAGATGCGGCTAGAACTTGCGGGGAGCGTGTTGCGCCCTCCTCCTCTAACGGTGAAGCTGTTGGATGGAGTGGACTTCATCCCGCAGCAGTACATCGACATGGGATATTCCGGTTTCGAGGTTCTCGTGATCGGAGCAGGAGGGGGTACGGGCGGTGGGATCAAGACCGGCAATACGGGTACGCAGATCAGAAGCTATGGCGGTGCTGGAGGGGGTGGAGGGCTTCACAACGTCCGAGGCCTGCTATCTGCTCTCCCTGCTTCCTGCCCCGTTGTCGTCGGAGTGGGTGGAGATCCCGGACTCGATCATGTTTCAGATCCTGCACTCACTACTGACGGCGAGGATGGCGGCGCGTCATCCTTCAACGGGGACACTGCCCGTGCCTCCGGCGGCCAAGGCGGCCATCGAGTTCAGACCAACTCAGTAACCGTCACATCCCAGGCCAATGGCGGGGCTGGCGGGATCGGAGATCGAATCCTAGCGGGAGGTGGTGCTGCCGGTGGCGTTGCTGGTACTCCGACGGCCACTGGCCCCGGAACTCCTGGAACAGCTGGTGCAGACGGAACCTGGGACGGAGTGGTGGGTGAAGGAGGCGGCGGGGGCTCCGGTGGCGTCGGTACATATCTTGGCGTCACCGCCAATGCTGCTACTGCAGGCGGACGAGGCTCGTTCGATGCTGGAGACACTTCTGTCTACGGACTCGGTACATCACCTAGCTCCGATACAACTGACTCTGGCGCGGCGAATATCGTGCCTGGCGGTGCCGGTGGAGCTCGAGCCACCCCGCTAACCAGCCTCCCCATTCAGTACGGGGAGTCGTACGGGGTTCGGCTCAAGGGCAACGACGGCTACGTCGCCATTCGGCTCACAGCCGAGTGATATTTGTGCCAATCAAAGCGGAAGTGAAAGGCGACTGGCACACAACCGAGAAGTTCCTGGCCACGATGAAGGACGGCAACATCTTCGAAACGCTGAGCAAGTTCGGCGACGTTGGTGTTGCCGCTCTGGCAGCCGCTACTCCGACGGAATCCGGGCTTACCGGACAGTCCTGGTACTACGAGATAGTCCAGCGGAAGAACTACTACTCCATTCGGTGGCGTAACAGCCACGTGGAGGATGGTCTTCCTATCGCAATCCTCCTTCAGTACGGACACGGCACCCGTCAAGGGGGCTATGTCGAAGGGCGGGATTTCATCAATCCTGCAATCAAGCCCGTGTTCGACCAAATCGACGCCGAGTTTCGAAGGGTGGTGATGAGTAGCTAATGGCACAGGTTGACGACCGCGTAGTTGCAATGTCCTTCGAGAGCTCCAAGTTCTCGAGTGGCGTTTCGCAAGCGATGAAGGATCTCGACAAGCTCAATCAGTCTCTGGCGAACATTGGAGCAACGAGCGGGCTTGGGAACATCGAGAAGGAAGCCAACAAGATCACCTTCGGCGGTCTCGGCGGTGCCATCGACAAGCTCAAGAGTAAGCTCGGATTCACCCGAGAAGCTGCCGATGGATTCAGCGGAATCGAGAAGGAAGCGGACAAGGTCCATCTTACCGGCGTCAGTGGCGCTCTCGACAAGCTCAAGGGCAAGTTCCACTTCCCGCAAGCAACCGAGGGCTTCGCCGAGATCGAGAAGGCTTCCGGTCGGGTCCAGTTCACTGGCCTGCACGAAGCGATCGCCGGCGCGTCCAAGGGCTTCAGCGTCATCCAAGGTGCTGCCGCTGTTGCTCTTGGCGGTCTGACTGCTCAAGCAGCGAACGCGGGTCGTAAGGTCGCCGCGGGTCTGTTCGGTCCGATCAAGGGCGGTCTCGAGGAGTACAGCACCAACCTGAACTCGGTTCAGACGATCCTGGCCAACACGCAGCAGTCGGGAGCCAAGCTCAAGGACGTCAACAAGTACTTGCTCGAGTTGAACAAGTACTCGGACAAGACGATCTACAACTTCAGCCAGATGGCCAAGAACATCGGTACGTTCACGGCTGCTGGTGTGGATCTGAAGACGTCAACCGCCTCGATCAAGGGCATCGCCAACCTGGCCGCACTCTCAGGCTCGAATGCTGAGCAGGCCTCAACGGCGATGTACCAGCTTTCCCAGGCCATTGCCTCAGGCAAGGTCGGTCTGCAGGACTGGAACTCGGTCGTCAACGCTGGCATGGGTGGCTCGGCTTTCCAGCGAGCTCTTGCCACGACGGCCCAGAACATGGGGAAGCTCAAGGACGGGGCAGTCTCCCTCAAGGGCCCGATGAAGAACGTCTCGATCGAGGGACAGTCGTTCCGTGAGTCGATCATGGCCAAGCCGGGCGAACAGTCCTGGCTTACCTCGGACGTTCTGACCGAAACCCTGCAGCAATTCACGGGCGACATGACGGATGCCCAGCTGAAGGCCAAGGGTTTCAGCGATGAGCAGATCAAGGCCATCCAGGCAACGGCCAAGACCGCTCAATCAGCGGCCACCAACGTCAAGACGCTCGGTCAGGTCTTCGATGTGGCCAAGGAAACCATCGGATCCGGCTGGGCGCAGACCTGGCAGACCATCTTTGGTGATTTCGGCGAGG